ACCAGAAGGCATAGTCATTGTTACAGCACCAGATGTTGTATTTACGAAATAACCTGTTCCACTTACTGCTGTAAAGTTTGCAGTTTTTGGAGTTGTATCCCAATCAACAGTACCAGTTCTCCCGAACCCTGATTGAGATGCACCTGATGCAAGAGTAACGGTATCGCCACTTGCACCTAGAGTTATTGTAGTTCCACATTGATTAATTATATTTCCACCATCAGCTGCTTGATAGTTATCTGCTTTAGTTGTTGTTACAGCTAATGTTTTATTAGAACCGCATTTTGTTACAACTGCTGTTCCGCATTGATCTTGAATATTGTCTACTTTAATTGTACTTGTCATAATTATTGAAATTTATACCTTATTATTACTATTCCACTACCACCACTATATCCACTTGCTGGAGTTCTTCTAGCACCGCCACCACCGCCGCTATTTGCTGTTCCACCTGATCCACTATTAGCACCACATTTAGATCCATCTCCTCCACCACCAGTTCCTCCTGTAGATGGAGATGCACAAGTTGGAAAACCTACACTACCACCGCCACCACCACCAGCTCTTGCAATTGCAGAACCTGTAATTGATGAGGTTGTTCCAGCTCCACCATTACCGGCAACAGCAGATCCTCCAGGGGTAGATATGGGAGAAGCACTTGATCCTGCACAAGCAGCACCACCGCCACCGCCTCCTGCAGCCCAAGACCCACTAACGTGTGCTGCATCACCACCATCATTACCTTGAGAAGGACTTACTGGTGGAGTGTTTCCACTTCCTCCTGTATTATAAGTAGCTGGACCTGGAGCACCTGATCCACCGCCGCCGCCTGAACCTCCATCTCTTCCATTATTTGCAGGAGTACAGACAGAACCTTGTCCACCTCCTCCTCCGCCAGCTGATGTTATTGTATCAAAAACTGAATTAGAACCACTACATCCTCTATCATTACCAGATCCACTTCCACCAACTGTTACAGGATAATCTTGAGCTGATACAGTTAAAGATGTTGAAGTTGCTAAAGGACTTGCAGTGTAACAACCTGAAACAGGAACACTATGAGATTCTCTATAACCACCTGCTCCACCTCCACCCGCTCTTAAAGATGGACCACCTCCACCGCCACCACCTCCTGCAAGCACTAAATAATCTACTTTATCATTTACACCAGTGCATCCAACAGAAGTAATTGAAAAAGTTCCAGGGCCTGTAAAAGTATGAATTTTAAAATTTCCACAAGTAGTTACAGTACCACCTGTGGCAGCTATAAAAGTTTGTTGTGCATCATTATCAGAACCATCAACAAAAACTTGCCAACCTTCTGTTGCATCTACATAAATAAAAACTGCACCAGCATTATTTTTTTCTAAACTGAAATTATCTGTTCCACCTCTTATATTTGATCCATTTCTTGCAACTGTACAAGCATTTGTTGTAAAACTTCCATCATAATCTTTTATATAGACAATGTCTCCAGCGGATGGTGAGGCAGGTAGTGTAGCTGTTATGGCTCCGCTAGATGTATCAACAAAATAACCTTCACCAGATACAGCTGTAAAACTGGCAGTCTTTTTAGTCGTTTGCCAATCAACAGTTCCAGTTCTACCAAAACCAGATTGACTAGCACCACTTCCTAAAGTTACCGTATCACCAGAAGCACCTAGTGTTAAGGTAGTTCCGCATTGTGGTTCGACTGCATTTACTTCTATTTTACTCATTAAATTATTACTAATGTCCCTGTTATAGTTTGTGTTCCTGTAATTGTTACAGGGCCTGCTAATACTCCTGAATCTAAAGTTTGATCTTCATCTAAAGTTGATGCATGAGTAACAACGAAACCTGTTGCTGTCATTACTGGACTAATAGTTCTTTTGGCAGGAATAGTACAAAATACTTCTTTTTCACCTGCACTAAAGTTTACTAAAGCATCTGAGTTAGTTGATGATATGACTGTGTCTCTTGATAAAGTGTCTGGTGTTGCATCAGTTACTGTACCGATACCAACTTCAAATTCATCAGATCCAGTATTTGTAATACAGTAATACGTAGTATTCCCTGTACCAATTCCAGATACAAATGATTCAAAGTCTTGTGAAGCACCAGCTAAGTTGAACGTTCCTGTTCCTGTAGTGGTGCTTGTTTCTTTAACTCTATCATTTATGACAAGAGCCATGCACCCTCCTTAACTAATTCTTAATATTGCTGCAGAAGTTGTAAATGCTGGAAACTGAATTGTAAATGTTCCAGCAGTTGCAGTTTTATCTCCACCAAAATCTAATGCACAAACAGCTCTATTACTATCTGTGCTATTGTAAATTAAAGCACCTCTTGCTGTTAATGTTACACCTGTGAAAGATAGATCTGCAAAATCTACGATTGCTACACCTGAAGCTACTGATGTTTGTTGTGATTGAAGTTGTGAACCTCCTGAAGCATACTGTCCTGAAGCTGCTACTTCATTACCTGTAGTGAAGGATGTTGTAGCTGCATTGATAGTAGCCTGTGATGTGTATAATGCTAATTTAAAAGCATCTCCACCCGAATCTAAATCATGTACTCCGTCTAGAAGTTCTTTTTTAAATGAATTGCATACTGCTTGTGTTATTGCCATAGTTAATCTCCTTTAATTTTACGGTGATGGTGAAGGCACTTGTACCCTTGGTACACCATCATCAAATTCTGCACGTCTTCTTCTACCCATTTGTTGAAGAGCAAACGCTTGTATTTCTTCATTATACTTGTCTTTATAAAGTTTGTACATATCTAATGGCCCTTTCAGATACGAAAATGCTTCTGTTAAAACTCCATGTAATAATAAAGATTCTTGATAAGTTGATAAATAATTTGAACTTGAGGATGTAAATCCAGGAGGATCAATAATGTAATTTAGCTGTACTCCGTAAGCAATATCAGGAGTTGGAGCAACAACAATATTATTATCGTCCCAATTAGCATAATATTTTGGCTGACCTGTTGCACCAGAGCTATTATATTCAGATATAAAACTAGTGTCTCTTTTCTCCATAAAAGTTCTTGCACTTGTTACTGTTGTATCAGCAAAAACCTGTAATGATCTTATACTTAAAAAATCTGCAGGGGTAACTAAATATCTTTTATTAGCTGTAAATGATGAAGTTGCATATTTTCTTGTCTCATCATAATCGACAGCTCCAGCTATTGCTAATTCTGTATTTCTAATAAATTGAGCTATCAAAGTATCTGATAATACGTTAGAATCTACTTCTGTATAATTTCTTACTTGTGTTAAAAAATCTGAATAACTGATTGCCATTATGCTATTACTATAGTTACCTTTCCGACCCTTGTTCCTATTTGTCTTTTATTGTTCTCCTCTAAAGGATCAGTAGAGGGTTGCATTCCATTTGATGTAAACTGACCTGGCCAATATTGTGGATCTAAATACACAACAACAGGTGCAGGTCTTTGAATTCTAGCATTATACAAAGCTACAGGATCTGCTCTATGATATTTTGGATCTAGCTGAGGGTGTTTTTTTTCAAATTCTGAAATATGAACTAATGAACCATTCCATTCTTTTACCATCTCTCTATATGGAAATTCTTGTCCAGATCTATCTGAAATTGATTTAGCGTATTTACCTTTTGCGTATGCCATAATTATCCTTGTGGGTAATAAACATTAGGTGAAATGTAAACAGATGTTCGCTGTCCATCTTCTTCTAACGCTCTTTTTAATTCATCTTCATATAATAATTTTAATGCTTGAATTCTATCAGGTGCAATCTTTTGTGATAAATAAAAAGCTAAACCAGATACCATACAAGGAAAAAATCTAAATGGCATATCAGCAGTATTTGTATATGCACCTACATCTTCAATTCTTGCAAGATAGTAATAAAATATATTTGTTACTGCAGTTGTATCAGGCGCTAAATATAAACTTATAGTTGGACTCAATTGTCTATCGACATAATATTGAGATGGTGTTCCTGTTTCAGTTTTATTTGGAATTGCAATATATTCTGATCTTGATATCTTTGTTAATGTTTGTTGTGTGCTTCCTGTTGTAGTTACAACAGCTTCTAAAACATCATTACAATCATCAGGAGTTGTATAAGTGGCAGTTCCGTTAGTTAAAGTTTGTGTTTTTGATTTTACTTTCCAAAGGTTAATACCTCTGTTGCCCCATTCAGAAAAAAGTAAGTTTAAACTTCTTCTAGCTGATCTTATATCATTACCAGAATTAGTTCTTACGCCACATCTTTCGTAAGCTTCTTCAATGACTTCATCAATTGATGGATTAAAACTTGTAGTTCCTGAACTAGCCATTTCATCCTTACGCTAATATTTTTTCTTGTAAATGCTTAGGTAGATTTTTTTGTTTTCCGACTAATTTACCTGTCTTTGCTCCAATCATACCAGTCATTTTATAATTTTTATGACCACCACCTGCTGGCATTCCACCAGATTTCTTTTTTGGCATATCTTTTTTCATTACATAACTCCTTCAAATTTTCCTCCCTTAACAGCGATACCCATACCACCGCAAGAGAATTGTGTTACTTTCATTTTAGCCACTGCTTTCGCAGCTTTATCCTGTTTGTCTTCTTTGACAGAATCCGTTGCTTTCTTTAATGCTTTTAAATAAGCTTTATATTCAGTTGCTTCATCCATTATAAA